GCGTTCGCAAAGTCGCTGGCGGAATGGAAAGCCCGCGACCGAATGCCGCCAGTGTTATTCAATCATGACTGGAATACGCCTATTGGCTGCTATACCAAACTGGTTGAAGATGAACGAGGGCTGTATGTCGAGGGTAAATTGCTAATCGACCAGATAGAAAAAGCGCGGGAAATGCATGCATTATTGCAGGCCAAGGCGATTGATGGCCTGTCTATTGGTTATAGCATCATACGGCAGGAATACGACCGGGAAGCAGATATCAATAAATTGATAGAAGTAAAACTATATGAAATATCCGTTGTTATTTTTCCAGCTAATCCGGAAGCCAGGGTGGACTATGTCAAGCATGATTATGGCTTACCCTCATCCGAACAGTTCAAAGCGCTGTTAACGCAAAACGGATTTAATGCAAAACAGGCCGCTGTCATTCACGACAGCGGTTTTTTTTCGTTGTCACAAAAGGCAACACCAACCAACCACGTGTCTGAAATAGACGAAGTTATACGAATTTTAGGAGCTAACTAAATGCCTGATGTAAATGAAACCAAAGCAGTTGAACTGGCTAAAGTGCTGAAAGAAAAGCAGGAGGCGGTTAATAAGGCAGTTGACGAAGTCAAGGGAATTGGCGAGGAGCTTAAAGGCAAGCTTGCGAAAGGTGACAAAGTTACCGAAGAACTTAAAAACGATGTTGACAAACTGCTGACCGAAGTTAACGGCCTGAAGTCGCAAGTGCATGATATGGAACAGGCGCAAGCGCGCAATCCTGTCACCCCTGAAGGTGCAAAGACTTTGGGGAGTATGGTGGTTAAGTCTGAACAATTTAAAGGCTGTGCCAACATATCACAAGGAGACAGGCTGCGCATTCCTATTAATACTAAAGATTTGGGTAGTTCGGACAGTGTGGGTTTCAGCGCGGGTGCGTTAGTGCAACCGCATGTTACTGGTTTGGTGCCTTTGCCGGAGCAGAGATTAATGGTGCGTGATTTGCTTACGCCGGGCAATACCGATAGCAACATGATAATCGTACCCAGAGAAAATACTTTTGTAAATAGCGCTGATGTGACGCCTGAGGGACAGTATAAGCCAGAATCAAATTTAGGCTTTACGCAGGAAACGGTGGCGGTTGTAACGATTGCTCACTGGCTTAAAGCAACCAGACAGATATTAAGTGACGCTTCCGGTTTGCAGTCTATGATTGACGGCCGCCTACGGTACGGCCTGAAACTCAAGGAAGAGCAGCAGCTCTTAAATGGCACCGGTAATGGCGAGCAGATAACTGGCCTGATACCTAACGCTACAAAATTTGAAAATGAAAGTAACATCAAGACTTATACCATTATTGACCAGTTACGTCTGGCCATGTTGCAGGTGGTATTGTCTGGCTACAGTGCTACCGGCCATGTACTTAATCCAGTGCAATGGGCAGAAATTGAAATGGCCAAGGATGACATTGGCCGCTATGTTATCGGTAATCCGCAGGGGCAGGCAATCCCGACATTATGGGGGCAGCCGGTTGTTGCCACGCCATCTATGAAACATGGTGAGTTTCTGACTGGTGCTTTCAAAATGGGGGCACAAATCTTCGACCGGTGGGATATGAGTATTAATATCGCCTTTAATAACGAGGATGATTTTGTTCGCAATATGGTAACCATATTGTGTGAGGAGCGGCTGGCACTGGCTATTTACCGGAAAGATGCATTTGTGACAGGTACCTTGCAGGGTGTGAGTGCTGAGCCCAAAGAACCAGCTCAAAAAGCAGAGGGTGGTAAAACAAAATAACCAGCTATTCCGCCCCTCAAGGGGCGGCTGAGGGCGATTATGATCAGCATTGAAGATATTCGTAATAATTGCCGGATTGATGACGATAGCGAAGATGACTTGCTTAGAATTTATCTAGCAGCGGCGCAGGACGCAGTAAAACAGTTCACCGGACGCAACTGGTACGAAAATGAAGTGCCAGATACAGACCCAACCGGCATGTTGTACAACCGCGCAGTTGATATGGCAATGTTGTTGCTAACCGCCCACTGGTATAAAAACCGTGAGGCGGTTTCGGCTTTGAATTTGACATGGTTACCCTTTGGTTGGGCGTATCTATTGCAGCCGTATCAGATTATGTGGGGGGATTCATGAGTATAGCAGCAGGAAAGCTTAGTAAACGGGTGTTGTTGCAGCGTCCGGAAATCAGCAAGGATAGTCTGGGAGGTATTGAAAAAAAATGGGTTGATGCTGGATTAGTATGGGCAAACATATCCTATCTGTCCGGACATGAATTTGTTAAAAACGGGCTGGATTCAGCAAGCTGTACTGTATCAATACAGATACGTGCAAGCAAACTTACAGCCGACCTCACCTCTGAGTATCGAATTATCCATAAAGGTCGTATTTTCAATATTCAGGCGGTGCTACCAGATTCAATTCACACCGAGGTAATTAATCTGCCTTGTACAACCGGTTTAAATGAGGGCTAGCAATGGGATTCAGTGTCAAAATTACAGGGCTGGAACGTTTGCAGAAGAAATTAAGGCGACTTGGTGACAGCGTTTGGGATGATATAGCCAAAAAAGCCACCGGCAAAGGTGCAGCCATCATTCGGGATGAGGCAAGGGATAATGCCTACAAAGCGCCAAAACCTTATAAGGTTTACAACAAGGACGGTAAAGGAGGTAAAACCTGCACAGTAGTACAGCCCGGCCATGTGGGTCGCAGCGTGATTATGAAACGTATCCCGGCATCAGAGCGGCGAGGGCTGGCTTCCAAGCATATCGTCACTGTTTCTAACTCAAAAGAAATACCTAAAGGAGCAAGACAGATTGCCACCTTTGTAGAGTACGGCATTAACATGCCACAACCGCACCCATTTATGCGTACAGCTTATGACAGTAAGCGCGGAGAAGCCAAAAAGGAAGCTACTAAGGTATTGATGGAAGAGGTGAAGAAAGCATGGAAGAAGTAGCCATTTTTTACAGCCTCATAAAGGACTTATGCGGCGGGCGCGTTTATCCCGACATAATACCGGTGCAAAACAAGGCAACAGACCCCGCCATGTGGCCGGCTATACGTTACTTAGTTGTTTCCGGACGGGTGGAATCAACGAATTGCTACCAAAGTTTTAACCCGCGCGTGCAGATTGACATTTATGCACATACGCCGCAGGAACGTGCACAGTATGTGCAGCAGGTGATGGAGACTATACAACAAGAAAATGAAGAAATTGACTGCCTGCTGAAAACAGCGCCAGTGTATTCTTACGATATTGACAGGCAGAAATACCAAGCCACATTTGACTATATGATTATCTGACAATCATTTTTTTACCAGCCACGGTTATCCGTGGCTTTTTTTATGGAGTTTTGTTATGGCAAAAGCCCCGGTTCGGAACCGTCGCAGTACAAAGCGCGGTATGAGCTTTAAGAGTAATACCTATTTTTATGACTTGCCGGACGTACCAACTAAGGAAATTAGCGCCTTAACCAACACTAAACCGGCTATTGCTACTTCAGTAGGGCACGGCCTGAAAACCGGCGATGTAGTTTGGTTGGAAAGTGAAGAAAACGGCGCGATTAATGGCTATTACCTTGTAGACGTGAGCAACGAGGATACCTTTGCTTTGATGATTCTGGATGGCGAAGATATAGGCACGATTACCGATGCGAAATTTACCACTCCTAAGCGTTATAGCTTTTGTGATGCTACCAGCGTAAAGATATCCGCCTTCAAGACTAAGGAAATAAACGTAACCACCATCTGCGATGAAGACAGCGTGGTAGAACTGGAAACAGAACCGGGCACCATCAGCCTGTCCGGCTTGTGGGAACCAGATAAGGCTGTGCAGAGTTTTCTGGAAGATATGGCTGAAGAAAAGGAAACCATATTTTTCACTATGAAGCCGAAAGGCAGCAAGCGTATGCGTGGCTATCAGGTAAAAATTACCAGTTACGACTGGGACGGTAAAAGCGAAGACAAGTGGCAGTTTGCCATGGAACTAAAGATTAACGGCCGTGGCCGTAAACTTGATATGACAACCGGAGCAAAATAACATGACTAACACAACAAACACAAAAGAAGCCTTTGTCAATGCTGCCCGCCAGTATATGAGCAAGGCAGTAATCAGTGCCGTACCGGATATTGCCCCGTACGGTGGCCATCTGCATGTCAAGATGTTCAGTGTGCGCGAAATGACTGATTTCTTTCAGCGTTGCAGTGAATTTGAAAGCAGCTACGATGATGGTTTAAACAGCGTACGGGAAAAAGCGCTGATGATTGTCGACCAGAATGGTAAGCCCATGTTTTACCCGGATAGCCGTGAAGATTTGGAGTTTCTGGCTGAACTGCCCAGCAAAGTACTGGCGGCCGTACAGGATCATTTCTTCCTGATTAACGGAGACGAAGGACTAAAAAAGCAATCACAAGGCGCGAAAAGTTCATAATTGAGCTGTCTTTTCTGCTGCATATTCCGGCCCGTGAAATAGATAACTGGCCGGTAAACGAGCTTAACCGTTATCTGAATTACTATAACCGCTTTGGTTTTCCGCAATGGCGTATTGAGCAGTATCTGGCCTATAACACCCTAGTCACAGCACGGGCGGCCGGCAATGATGAAATTCAGTTACAAGACCTGTTATTGCCGGATATAGCGGATGGTGAAACGGTGAACCAAACCGATGCAGATTCGGGCAACCACGAAGACAATATAGATGAGATTGACGCGTTTCTGGATACGTTTGACTAACACAGCGGCTAAGTGCCGCTGTTTTTTACAGGGCGTTGATATGGGATGTGATTGTAATCAGGGGGCACAGGCGCAGCGCGACAGCAGCAGTAACTATGAGCGCAAAAAGGCCATCTGTGCCACCTGCACGGAAATTAACCGCTGGGTATCAGGAACACCGCCCGGCGCGTTGATTCACACCCTTGACAGATGTGGCCACTGTGGCTGCTTTATTAAGCCCAAAGCCAAAATATGGGGCTTACATTGCCCATTAGATAAATGGTGATGATAAAGGTATAGATATGTCTGAAGATTTAACCATAGGTTTTGGCCTTGATGCGCGGGGGTTTATTTCCGGCGTGCGCAGCACCGAAGAGCAGGCAAAAAAAGCCGCACAGACATTAACACGTGCCTATCAGTCCTCTGCGCGCAGCGTTAATGGCCTGTCGGATGCACTAATTGCCACCAGAGCCCAAACTTTGTTAAATCTGGGCGTCACCATGGAACAGGTGAATGCTTTCAAACAGACCGCAGTTTCAGTACGTGCATACAAGGAAGAATTAAAAAAGGTTGGTAATGAATACGAAAACGACTCAGCGCGCCTGAACGCCTATCTGATTAAATTCGGCAAACAAAATGAACTCTTATCGCTGGCGGCAATCAGAACGCGCGAATTAAAAGCGGAAGAAGCAGCCCTTGCCGCTCAGAGAAAAGTGCTGCCGGCAGCAGAGGCGGCCAAACCGACAGCACCAGTAAAGCCAAAGCAGGAAACCTTGGTTACAGATAAAAGCGGGGTTATTGATGTAAGAAGCCTGACTGAATTTAATACCAAGCTGGATTCGGCCGCCGTCAAGGTAAGAAACCTGACTGTGGCCATGCTGGGCATTGGTAGTGTTAAGCAAATATCAGCAATGTCCGATGAGTGGACAACCGTCAACAACCGTTTAAAGCTGGTGATTGATTCTACCGCCGAACTGGCACAGGTGCGCAGCCAGTTAATGGCCAGTGCCAATAAGACCGGCCAGTCATTAGGCACCGTGGCAGAGCTGTATAACAAACTGGCCATGTCGCAGAACCAGACCGGAATCAGTGGCAGCAAGCTGCTGAAACTAACCGATACCATCAATAAATCCATGGTAATCGGTGGTGGCTCGGCCGAATCACAGGCGGCAGCGCTGGTGCAGTTATCACAGGCGTTTGTTTCCGGCACATTACGTGGGCAAGAATTAAATTCCGTACTGGAACAGGCGCCCGGGCTGGCGATGGTCATTGCTAAAGGCATGGGGGTAACAGTAGGACAATTACGGTCACTGGCCGCTGCCGGTAAACTGACATCTGAAGTAATAGCCAATGCCATCCTGAAACAGGCGCCAGAAGTTGATGCACGGTTTGCCAAGATGAATAAGACTATTGGTCAAGCCAGCACCAGCCTTAAAAACAAAGTGATGTCTTTTGTTGGGGCACTGGATGAAACCACAGGAGCCAGCCGGAAAACCGGTGCAGTACTGGAATGGTTAGGTAATCATCTGGGGCTGGTTGCTGCTGCCGTTGGTACTGTGGCGGCTGTCTATACCGGTAAATATGCCGCATCTATTGCGGCGGTGATTATCCGCAAATATGCTGAAATTGCCGCATCGGAAAAATCCACCGCGGCCATGCTGAAAGAGGCGGCGGCCGCTAAATTTCTGGCGACAGCCAAAGCGGGCAGTGCAGCCAGTGGTACAGCCAGTGCGGCAGGTATGGCTGGAGCAGCAGGAGCCCGCGCAATCGGCAATGTTGCCGGTGGCTGGGTTGGTTTGGTTGCCAGTTTGGCCACGGCAGTATTTACATATTACGAAATCAGTAAAGCTACCGATGTGGCCACCAGCTCCCTCCGGACACAAATAGGGACCATAGAAGAGCTAAAAGAAAAATACGCCGCCGCGGATGCAACAGAAAAAACGCATCTGAAAAATGAGGTGGAAAAAAACTATCACGAGGCTATTGAGCAAAAAAACAAACTAGCCGACGGGCTGGTTAGGGAATCAGTAGACGTTAAGAACGGCCTGTTTAGTAAAGGAGATGTAACAGATTGGCAATTGCTTGCAGCAACGCCTGAAATTAAGAAGATAGAGGAAGCTTTAAAAAGCGGTAAATTAGCAGCAGAACAGGCAGGCAAAGCTGTAATTACACTTCTGCATTTAAAGCCCGATTCCAAATCCGCCAAGGCTATTGAAGAGCGTCTCTACAAGTTTGAACAGTTTCGCAGGCAGGCTGTTGACTTGGCTAAAGAAGCGAATGCCTACGGCCTTAACATACCCATTGAGGAAACAGCGGCGGATAAAGAACGCGCTGCGGCCAAGGCTGTGGAGGCTGTAAATCAAGCCTTTAAAGATTTAATAACTTCGCAAGAACAGAGCAATGAGCTGCTAAAAAAGCAACGGGAGTTAATGGCTGGCGGCATGTCGGAAAAGGTTGCCGCGGAGGTGGCCAAAGCGAGTACCGGTACGTTAAAGGGTAAAGATGGGCAGTTAAAAGAATATACTCAGTATTTATCAGCTAACGAAAGCCTGCAAAAGCAGATCGACAACATTAAATCGGTATCTGATACCCTGCGGTCCCTAGGTGAAAGTGCTGATGCAGCTAAAGCAGAGCTACAAGGTGGTAAAGAGGGTTTAGCCCTGTTTCAGCTATCCACCAAAAACGCCACCAGCGCGCAGCTTGAACAAGCCAAGCAATACATGGCACAAAGCAAGCTGTACAGGGAGCAGTTACAGAACCAGCAGACCCTGAAAGACATGGTGCAGCAGGCACAGGAAGCAAAGGCGGAATTACTCGGTGGTAAAAACGGACTGATTGCATTCCAGATGGGGTTAAGACACGCCACTGCTGAACAGATACGGCAGGCGCAGGCGGTCAACGCCTTAACTGAGCAAATACAGCGACAAAAATCTGTTTTATCTACATTAGAGAGCTTAAAAGAACAGGTTGAGACGCTGGGCATGGATTCCATCCAGCGCCAGCTATACAGTATGCGCAAGGATGGAGCAACACCAGAGCAGTTGCGTTACGCCGAGGCGATGCTCAGGCAGATTAAATCATTCGATGAGGCACAAAAAGATACCAAAGCGGCAGCAAGGGATTTAGCTGATGCAGCCGCAGAGTTAAAAGGCGGTAGTGAAATAAAAGATGAGCAAAAGCCGCTTAGTATCTTCAGCAAAGAGTATCGCGCCAGAGAAGAAGCCTACTGGAAGCAGAAGCGGCAGGAAGAATCACAGGTGGGTGGTGCCTCCTACTTCACCGGAGCCAAGCCTGCCGCATCCGAACTGCCACGAACAGCCTCCATACCAATGCCGCCATCGGGATTTGGTTCAGGCAAAGATACCGGCAAGGGTATCGATGACATGGTCAAGGTAACCGAAGTAATCAAGGTAGATATAACCAATGGTGATAAAAACGTGACATTCAAAGCACTTTTTGATGCACCCAACGGTGCCAATGAATTTAAGCAGATATTGAAAAACGCATTACACAGCGTTGCCAGCGATTTGAGATAACACCGGCCGGATGGCCGGTTTTTTTATGAGGTTTTAAACATGCCTTTTATTTTGTACACAGATGCACAAATGACCATGGAAGCGGTAAGCCCCTATCAACTGAACTTTAACGGCGCAGGTAAAAACGACTTTCAACTATTTTTTGGCAGTCCACACCCAAACGAAACCCTGAAACCAAAAACCGACCAGCAGATTATGCTGGTGCCGGCCAGCCGCCTGAAAAAATGGGAGCCAAACCGCGTGTATAGTTTTGGCAATATCGTAGAACCGGTCGTCTCTAATGGCTACATGTATCAGTGTCTGGATAACGCCCAGACCGGAAACAACGAACCTGCATGGGGAAGAGAGCGCGGCAGCAAATGCAGTTCGGGCAGCACAATATTTATAAATTTAGGGGAAAAATTCCAGCCGGTCAACGTCCAGCTATCCCTGACACAGGCCGGACTAGAAACAGCCGGCGCAGGAGGCGCGCTAGAACTAGGGACGCAGTTACAGGGAGGCAGAGCCATCCCAATTTTTATCCGCGTAACCAATCCGAGCAACAGCGTGCGCAGTGACCGCTCCGACCCGTGCATCAGCATTATGCTGAATGCCACCATCACCGAAACAACCGCCTAAACAGGAAGTACCATGCTTGGCACGTCACCACTCAACACAACCCTGCTAGCCACCGATACCGGCAAGGCAGCACAGGCAGAAACCAACCGCGACACTGAGCTAATCCGCATTGGTTGCACTGTACGCGCCATAGTAGAACAAAGTGGGGATTTAATCGCTATTACCTGTAATGTTTACCAGAGAACAGAAAGCGGGGGAGATTTACTGCACATCGCGCAGGTGGCTAATCCAGTATGTGACAGAGAATTATTGCAGGTTAGTCAACAGGCATTTAATCCGGCACCTAACCGCTTTATGCGCGCCAGATTTGCAAAAGGCTTTGATGGTGAGAAATACGCTATCAGGATATTTGTGGCTGGTGTTGAGCTGTGCAATGTAGTGCGCACCTGTGAAGTGCATTTTGCCGAGGGAGAATCCGCCAAGGCCAGCCTGTACCTGCGGGAGCCGTGCGGCGCGATTGACTTATACCGGTACTATAACCGGCAGATAGATATTTACGCGCAGACAGATAAATACCTGTACCAAGTATTTTCCGGCATCATTGATATGCCCAAAATAGACTATTCAGACCGTCTGCGCGTACTCAACGCCACTAAAGACCGCAGCAAATCGGTTGAGGAATTGAGTATCGACACTATACACAGCATTGGTTACTGGTCATCTTCAATTTTTGGCGAAGAGGAGGGTTACGAAACCAAAAACGCACAACTCACCGACCGGCTAAGCACCATACCTGCTTCATTTGATTTTGACGCACAGGGACAGGCGCACATAACCTCGTGGCTCCCCAGACAGCACGCTGACTGGACACTGGGTAACTGTGACGTATACGCGGCTAACATGTCCTTAGAGATGGGGAGCGCCGTTTCCATCGTCAATCGTGTTGAGATTGAATTGCATCACCAGTTCGACCGCCTGATACATCGCGAAATCAGCTTTAATTACCGCTATCTTAACTTTATGAGCGATTACGACTATATCGTCAGAGTTGCCGCAGAGGGGCCCGCGCCAAAGCTGGCGGAAGTACAGGGCGCAGCCAATGGCGGCGGGTGGACAACCGGAGAATGGTGGGTTAAAGGCACACCGCAGCCGGGCGTTTACAACGGCATCAGGTGGAAAGCTGCGGAGTACAAATATGATTACGAGCCAACCGGTGAAAAGGATGAAAACGGTCACGATATCGTCAATGTAGTACAGATACCGATTGGCAGCGACAGCAACTTATATGCACTGGCGGCATCATGGAAAGCAATGCGCCGCTGGAAACAGGCAATTGACGAAAAATACACCATTGTTTTACAGAACCCAGAATCAATCACCATACACGGCGAGAAAAAGGAAAAGGTTACCTACAGCATCAAACACGAAAGTGACGACGATAAGGTGGCCAGAAACTGGGGGAGTGAAAAGCATTACAAAAGGCCAAA